TCGTCTTTTAAATTTATTGACTACTTCGAAAAGGATTCAGAAGAACATCAAGACTATATGTTTGGATCAAATAGAATGTTTAAAAGAAATTAATATGAAAACACTACAATTTGTTAAGAAAAGCAAAAGCTACAATTCAAATCATGGTGGTCAAATTTATTATATATTTTTCAAAGGTATTGGAAAAAGCTATCGGACAGTATTGTTTGACAATATGCGTAACTTTAAAAATTGGAATAATGTATTAAATAATGCACAAAGAGGTGACTATATATCTGGTCTAAAAATGAAGTTATATAAAGGCAAAGAAATAGTTGATGCTGACAGTTCGCCTAAGCTAATTACTCAGCATGAAATGTATGAAATTGAGTGCGAAAGGTTTGAAGATTACTACGGAATCCCTCCACATTAATTATTTCAATTTTTCGATTAACCTCTTAAAGTCCTTTCTTATACCTTTTAGATCATAAACCTTTTTATGGTTTTTGTCATAAGTATAATAAGCACCCAATTGAAGTTTCTCTTTATATAGGTTTTTATCTTTCATAATTTCATTAGTAAATATAATTAATTTACTTGACCATTCCAACGCCCACCCTTTTCAAGCACCATTGGAAGTAGTTTTGGTTGTCCGTTTATTATTATTCCACACCCTAAAATAACTCTTGCAGAATTAACCTTATTATATGCAAAAGCTCTTGAATCGTCATCTATTAAACAACCAACCATCATTGACCAATTTAATGACATAGGATTAGAGGTGTATGTTATGTTAAATTCTGTGTGATAATGACCTTGAATAACAGACATTCCCATTTCTTTTGCAAGTGCTAATCCGTTTTTTTTCATTCCGTGTGTCATGAAAACCCATTGTCCATTGTTCATTTGAAATTTGTAATCAGCATACCACCTCCAACCATTACTAACACCAATTACTTCGTTATAATCTCTTAACATATAATTAGGTATTCCTGCTGTTTTTCCACGCCTGTATAGCATACTGCCGTGATTAGAATGAACTAACGTCATCTTTGGAAAAAGTTCTTCTAATTCTTTGAAAATCTTTCTCGCCTTTAATGTTTCCGTATGTTGATTATCTAATGATTGCTCTTTTTCGTGATATGAAATTCCTGCAAAATCTGCTTCATCACCAGAATTCCAAATATGATGATTTGGATTATTGTCATCTATGTTGTAGTGTTCTTTTATGGCTTTAAGGAACGATATACTATCTTGGTGGTGGTATGGTATATGCAAATCCGACAAAATTAATAAAATTTCATCTTCATTTTTTCTAACAGATTTAATTAAATCGTGTTCTGTTTTTGTTAATCTAAGTCTGTGATCTCTTTTCAAACATTACATTTTTTATCACACTTTCTGCATTCAAACATCGATAAACATAAAGGCAGAATACCGATAGCGCATAATACTATCCCCTCCCAGCTGATGCTTTCACCCATAGCGTTCAAAGAGTATAATACTATTGCGCCACCGATAGTTCTTTTCGCTGACCATCTTTTTAAATCACCGAATTTTTTGTCTTTAAAAATTGAAGTGATATCTATAAATTTTAATAAATTATTCATGAGTTCCACCACCTTTTTTGTAGTTAGGAATTATAGCATTGAAGATGCTATCTAAATAAGAAAAGACTTGATTGTCATCTTCTGTTGGTGTTAAGTTAATTACGATCTTAATAAAAGCCATAAATCCAATTAATAATTCTAACCAATTTGTAAATATAAAATCTGTCATAATAAAAAATTTAATTAATAATAATTCCACAAAACTTGATGTGGTTTTTCTTTGTCTATGTCACAATGAATAAAATTGTTTCCAATTCCAATTCTGTTTATTCCAACAATCATTAATGCCGTTACAATTTTAAATCTCATATAAGAATCTTTAACATATATATCTGCTGCTAATCCTTTTGTATGTGATGAATTTTTTGAGGTTTTATATCCTTGCTCTAATAATGCTTTGTTGTATTCTGGAGTTCTATATCCTGATGTAATCTTGAAAGGCACTTCTGCATAACCTCTTGCGTCATCTAATAAACATATAAATTCCTTATTCATATTGTCTATTCCTTTTCCTTTTCCGCTTTTGCAATCAAACTCGTTCCAACTGAAATACTTGAAATCGTCCATTATTTGCGTTTTAAGAGGCTTTTAACAAAATTATATATATCCTTACTAAGCATGGCAACAAAACCCCCCAGAAGCCCTAAAATGATTGTTTCTGCAATTGTTTGTGTTGGTATCATTCCAACTGTTAAAAGGTTTCCACAAAAAAAGCAACCGAAGTATTCGAGTTTTTCCATTATATTATTTTTGTATAAGCATAAGTTATGTAAACATCACAAGACCAACCCCCAGAAAATCCTGATCCTGTCGCCCACATTTTGAAAGGTTTATTTAAAATTGTTTCTGTGCAAGTTCCTTGTGAAGAAGGACTAGCTGACAACTGATATGTTAAGTCTGTTGTTTTTAAATTCATGCAATCTCTAATTTGACACCAATAAGCATTATCGTTTGTGTCAACATATCCAAAATTAAGATTATTGCTTGAAACTTCTGTTGCTGCTGCATAAGTGCATAAAACAGTCACATTGTAAATAGTTGTTATATATCCACTTAACGCACCAATTATTGTTTTAGGTGCAGTATCTAAATTTAATACATCTGCATTGCTTAAAGAGAATTTGTCAGTTTGAATAACATATTTAAAATCTGTTTTTTTAGATGTTCCTGCACTGCTACCTGTGGTGTCGTTTACGTCCACGAGCATAAGCAAGTCACCACTACCTGCTTGTTCTTCGAGTGCCGTCTTGTCGGTCAGTCTTTGTCCAGCCATAATTTAATTTTTTAATATAGTTTTTAAGTTTCTTAAAATTCTCCTTGCTTGGAGAATATTCTTTTCTTTTAACACCCATATATTGTAATTCCTGCGCCTTGTAAAAAGTTTTTCACTTTATTACTTCGTGGCGTTGTTGGGTCTAAATTAATTCCTGCAAAATAATTATTAGTTGTCGGATCAAGGTCTGCTCCTGAATTACTTGAATACTCAGGAAATGAACTTGTATTATTTCTTAAGTAATCGATCATTCTCTGACGATAAAATTCTGCTGCATCAGTTGCCGTATCCATCACAGGTTTTAAATCGTCATAGGTTGCAGAAGAACTTTGATCTGTTGCACCCATCACCACGACTGCTGAATTTACAAAACGTAGTCTAAGATAGGGCAAAAGTTGCGTAAACGAAAATTGAACTAATGCAGGTTGCAAATATGTTTCAACTAATGTTTTATATTGATTAGCTAATGTTCCTGCTTGAATTAATGCTTTCAATTTATTATCAAGATCAGTTCCTAAGATTGGCAAAATGTGCATATCTTGAGCCAATAAGATATACGGCATTATTAAATCGTCTGAAACAGAACCACCAAGTGCTGAATCTTTTTTCAGTCTTGTTGAACTTATATATAATGTATGTTGTATCGCCATAGTTTTAGTTTTTATTTTACGCCTGGATAATGTCCTTGATTAGGCATATTAACAGGTGCTTTTACTGCATCTTTAATTCCTCTTGGTTTTGGTGTGTATGTTTTAGGTATGCTATCAGTCTTTTTGTAATCGTCCATGCTTTGACCTTCTCTTAGTTCTGTTCCATCTTTTAGTCTATATAGAATCACTTTCCAAGCGTGTCTGCAATATACACCCCCTTTAAATTTAAATAGATCGTATGGTCTACCCTTATGACCTAATTGCCTGTTCACGCCTTCACGACTTGCTTTGTCTATATCTTCTAACCTATAAACAAACCCTGCACTTGCAAGTCGCATCATATTTTTACAGAATGTTCGTGTTGATTTGCTCGGTTTTCTACTCTTTTTAATATATTTAAAACGAACTCTATAATAAGACTTATCTAATTGACTTGGTAAATCTTCTTTGCTTCTTATTTCGTCTGCAAACTTTTCTTTATTTTCTTTGATTAATTTTTTCGCCCAATCTTCATAATCCTCAATTAATCCTTCGTCTTGTTCATCTACTATTTCCCAAACATTATCGTCCATTTGTTCACCTTCTAAGCTCTCAAATAATTCATCAAATTCTTCATCAGACAAATCTTCACGAACGCCATCAATTTCATTTACTTTTTTTCTTGCCCAAGATTGCCCTGCATCACCACCCCACAATGCCCAAGCTATACGCCCTGCGCTTGGGAAACCATCTTCGCCAATTTCAAAACCTTCTGCTTTTTTATCTACTTCGTGTCTTGCGAAAAAACTATTCATTCTTTTAATTGTATCAAACGAAAGATTATCACCATTTTTAATGTTTGTTGCTCGTGCAACTGCAACCTGCGTTCCACCTCGACCATATTCTCTACGCCATTCTAAACCCTTTATAGCTTCTTCAATCATCCCTTTTGTTGGTTTGGTGTCTATGTCTTTTAAATCTTTAAATTCTTGCTTTAAATTATCAGAATCAATATCTTCTTTTGTAACACCTTCTTTTTCTTGATCTTCTTCTGATTGTGTCTTTGTAACTTCTAAATCAATGAAATCTGCAGGTTTAAGCGATTTAAAGTAAAGATCAAGGTTTATATCATTAACTTTGAAAATCTTATTTAAACCCTTTAAAAGCGTTGTTTGGAATGGTATTACAACTGTATTGTTAAATAAGCTATAAGCGTCTCTAAGTTCATCTGCATTATTACCTAATCCACCACCTTCTGCACGTATTCCAAATAATATTGGTGATGTTACACGATGACCTGCGAGTATTTGTGAAACGGATTGTTTAGACATTTCTACCCAAGCACTCTGAGCATCATTCATTTGGATTGGTTCAATAATAGGTGCTGTCTCTTTTCCATCATTAAATGTGATTAGTATTTTACCTGCATTTCCTGTTCCTGCAAATTTTTGATTTAATTGTCGTTCTATGGTGCGACGCTCCTCATCTGTAGGTATTCCGTTAGAAAATCCAACGTGCATCGAAGGTGTCATTCCAGATGTTATATTAGATAAGTGAAATTGCGCAATCTCTAATTCCATTTGAATCCAATCTGTTGCTGCTACATAATCTGGCGCAAAGCCATAAAATAATGCAGGGTTTTTATCTCTAATCATTAAGATTTGACTTGCTTGTGTTCTGTCCTCTGTGTCAAATGCTTTATATGCTCTAGGTTTATATTCTGATTTTTTACAATTTGCCCAATTAGCACTATAGTAATAGTGTTCAACTTCACCATCAATCATTTTACCAGAACGAATGTATTGTGCAGGAATATGTTTCATTTTAGCGATCTTGCTTCTATCTCTTGACCAGATCACATTAACATAACACCCACCAAATAGCTTTAAATCCATCGCGAGGTCTTTTAAAACGTCATCATCTGAATTATGTAGTAATTCTGTTAATCGTAAATAGCTTTCTTTTGTTGCGTCTGATTCATCAACATTTGTGGCTGCAATTCCTTCGCCGTATATCATTGCACCGATTGACTTAACTAATGCACCATTAATTGCACTACCTAAAAACAATTCTAATAGATAGTTTGGGTATAAATTATCTTCACCAAAACTGATCCATTCTTGGTTAGTTTTTTCCACTAAATGCGGAATGTTATAATGCGAAAGTTTTACTAAATTTAAATTCATAATGGATTAGTTAAATTAATTATATTTACATAATTATCGTTTTCATTGTATTCTGTGTAATCTACTGCTTGTCTTGATGAAGGATTTATTGTTAAATTCATTAAGCCATTCCAAACAACAGGAAGCCCTGTCGTATCAAGATTAAGGTTGTCTGTATTATTATATATAATAGCATCATAAAAACCAAGCGGAAAATCTTTTGTTCCTAATTGAATATTTGCATTAAGTAAATCTTCTTCACTTAATAACCTTGTTGTCCTAAGACCAAACTCAATATATCTGGAATTGATACTACCATAGAGTGTGTTTAAAGATACAGTTTTAGATTTTCCTGTAAACTGACTTGTAAATGTGCAAAGACTTCTGCCTGTAGTTTGCCCTTCATTATATTGGTTATATATGTTTAGATAAAAACTAATTGGATTTAATCCGTCCTCTATATTTTTAAGCGTTAACTGTATCATATTAAAATGTTATCCAAACAACTTCTGTGTCTGAATCGTTAGTATTGTAATCTGTGTATTCAACTGCAGGGTTTTTAAAATCTCCTGTTTGTTCTGCGCTTAAATTAGCTAAACCTTTATAAATAACATTTAGTCCTGTTGTATTAAGGTTGCTATTTGATGTGTTTTGGTATACTGTAACATCATAAAACCCATAAGGTGCTGCAGTGTTTCCAAAAGTAATAAATCCAAGAGTAGCATTAAATGTTGATCCAAGAAGAAAATTACATTTCACATATCTTTCTTTGTCCGAATAATCTGCGCTAAAAGCAATTAGTGTAAAAGAATAACCTGTTGCTTGACTTGTAAAAGTGAAAAGTGGTCTATAATCAGTATTGGTCATTTTATCGTATATGTCTAAATAAACAAAAGCAAATGCGCCAACTGTTGATCTTGTTAATTGAATCATATTAAATCAAAATATTTACTAATTGCATTCATATAATTATCCTTTATTTCCTGTTTTTCTTCATCACTTAAATTATTAAGGTCTGCAAATACATAGTCTGGCGTATTATATTCATCCTTCAATTTGAACATCTTTCTTCTTTTTAGGTTTTTCTTGTATAAACAAGTTATTTCTAACACCCTCATTAAGCCCTTCTATTTGCTTTTGTGTTAGATCATTTAAAGGTATATTAAGCGAGTCAATGCTTTTGCCTTCATATTCTTTTTTTAATTTCCAAGCCATAGCGTTTTACTATAAATATAAATATACGTTATTTGTTTTTTTTAAATAAAAAAAGGGGTAATAAAACCCCTTTCTTCTTTTGTATTAAGTAACGATTATGAAGGTGTGTTGATTGATAGATTTGCAACATCCGTCAATTGATCAAATGGCGCTTTTGCAACGGCTATTCCGTTAGATGGAATAACTTGTATTAAGGCATCTTTTTCGTCTGCACCCCATTCAATAGTATAACCATTTTGATCGCCCATTGCTGCACCTGTAATAACTGTGCCACCTGTTACGTGACAACCATTTTGAACGCCTAATAGAAAGCAATTATTGTTAGAATCTTCAACAAAAATTTGACTTCTTGAATACGCCATTAATCGTAATTCATTAGTTGTATCGTGGTCAATCTTTTGTAATGTCACCGACAATGTTTGGTTAAAAAATGTTGTTCCGTTAGCATTATCAGAATTAACATTTACAGTCATAGAACTCAGATTCGGAATTAAATTATATTGATGCACAGTAACTATATTAGTTTCAGCACTTGACCAATTTGCAAAACCCCCAGCCGTCATTTCTGTTTCGGTGATATTTGCGTTTTCCAAAATGTTGTTTGCATACGCTTTAACTAAAAAGATTCTGCGTAAACCCCCAATGGTGTCTTTACAATCGATCCCTCTCGCCCTTGTTAAATCACAAGCCATATTATTATAGTATTAAAAAGTTAATAAAAAGGGGGTGTATTGCAACCCCCCATTTAAATTATGTATTAAGACCAAACAGTTGATCCGTAAACACCGTCTGTTGCTACTGCACATTGAACACCAAGCGCAAAGTTCATTACAATTCTAACATTGTCTGAGCCGTCAAATTGGTATGTAGGTATTACACGAGCTTCTGTCCAATCAGTTGCAAGGTTAGTTCCAAATACTAGATTTTCTTTATATGTTGCAACGATAACGTCATCAAACATTCCAGGACAAACGTAAATTGGGAATCCAAAATAAGTAATACCTTCAAATGATTGCGCAACACCAAGACTATTAATACCTTGATTTGAACCTGCTGCAGCTAAGGCTTGAAGCAAGAAAGCATAAGTTTTAGCATTCATATAGAACCCAAATCCTGGCTTAGAAGTTAAACCTGCAATTCCAACTGCTGCATCATACACAAGAGCCATGTTAGCTAAAATATCACCATTATCTAGAGCATTAGCAAAATCAACTTCCGTAAAGTCTTTTAGTATACTTGCATCTGCACCTGCTTCATCTTGCGTTCCATCATCAGATAAAAACCCTGTCCCAAAAGGAGTAGAACCTTTCCAAATCATATTTTCTATGTGTGCACCTGCTTTTCCTGCAACTGCTGACAATAAAAAGTCTTCGAAAGTTCCTGGTAAGTTTCCGTTTCTGTCCATGTTTTCACCAATCCAAGTTGGGAATACAGTTCCTCGACAAATTTCTTCGTTAACTTTCATGTCAGTTAATGTTAAAACTTGCTCAGTTAATGAAGTATCATTTCCAGATGAAAAAGAACACCCTGCAGCAACGATAGGGTCAGTAATACCTATATTTGAAATAACTGCTTTTCTATTTAAACCGTCTATTTGTCTTACATATCCTTTTGCAATTGTGTCTGGTGACTTCACTGCAGCCGTTACATAAGGCAATGCTAATTTACCTGCATAGGTGTTATCAGTTACGGTTATGTCAAACTGATACTCTTTGCTTAAGTTATATTGATTGTTCGCCATTTTTAAAATTATTTATTGTTAATGTAATAAGCTGCCCTTTCTTTAGTTGACAGTTTTCTTAAATCCATAGTTGAATTAAAATTCGTTCCTTCAGGATTGTATGTAATACCTTCTGTTGCAGGTTCGCCACTTAATTCTGTGACCTTGCTTTTTAATTCTTCTATTTGTGTCATAAGTTCCCCCATAACCTCTTTTGACATTTCTGTCTTTTCTTCTACTTCTTCTGATAATTCTGCAGATGCTTCTACTTTGTCAGCTTTTAGGTCTGCAATTGCATCTTCTAAATTCTTTATTCTTTTTTCCATTCCTTCCCAATCTGCAACGTCTGCTTCTTCTGCTAATTCTGTGTCTTCTGACATTTCTTCTTCTTCTGCAGATGCTTCTTCAACATCCTCAGCTTCTTTTTCTTCTCCAAGATCAAGTATTTCAGAATTTCTCCGATTGTTAATTTATTGCCGTTTTCCATTGTGTATGATCCTGCTTCTAATGCTTCTGCATTTCCGTCATCACTAACTGCAAATACTTTTGATCCGATCATAAATTGGTCATCTTCTGTAGCGACAACCCTTCCGTCATCAAGTTTCATTTCTGCATAAAATTTTACAGAATAAGATTTTGGTTCGTTTTTCATTTTTAAGATATTTAAAATTTTTTCGATAGTTCCCATAACATAGATATATATAAAAGGTTTAGTATTGTTTATTTTCTAACGTCTGACAGTCTTGTTTTTAATAGCTGCACAGACCTTTGCAGCCGTTTCCTTGTTGCCGTATTCTTTTATCTGATCTTTCATGCACTCATCCCAAGAATATTTTAACATTGCTTTTTTATTTGCAAAGGCAACATATTCTAACATCTTGTATTTTTTTTTGTATTTACGTTTTCCCTTAGTTGTATACAATTCTTCTTTCATAGTTGCAGAAGAATGATCTGCGCAAGGCATATACAACTTAACACCATCAACTGTGTGTGCATGAGAACCAGAACAACCCTTAAACATTTCTGCATAAATTTCTGCTTCTTCTTTGTTTCTGAATAATGGTTCTCCGTCTAATACTTTGACAGGGTTTAATTCGTTAGCTAAAATAATATCTTTGATTTTGCCTAACATTACTTCGTCTGGGCAATCTTCACAAACTTCGTCTAAAATGTCAACTTCTTTTGATTGCTCAATTAGTTGATCTGTGAA